ATCAGGTGCATACACTGTTCAATTTAAAACAGCATCAGGAACAGGTATTACTTTTGGAGTATCAGAAAAAACTACAAGATTAGTTTACTCAGATGGAACAAATCTTGTTGATGCAGGTTTTGGTGGAGCAACTGATATGGAAGGAAGAGAGTTAGTTTTAGATGCTGATGGTGATACAACCATTACAGCAGATACAGATGATCAAATAGATATTAAGATTGCTGGTGCAGATGATTTTCAATTTACGGCAAATACTTTTACAGCGCAGTCAGGTAGTACGATTGCTGCACAAGCATTAACTGCTACAACAGTTACAGCTAGTGGTATTGTAAAAACAGATGACACTACTGAAGCAACTTCTACAACAGATGGATCACTACAAACTGATGGTGGCTTATCTGTAGCAAAAGATGCAGTGCTTGGTGATGACCTTAAATTATTAAGTGACTCTGCTGTATTAAGTTTTGGTGCAGATTCAGATACAACTTTAACACATACTGATGGAACAGGTTTAACTTTAAATTCAACTAATAAATTTCTTTTTAGAGATACTGGTTTATATATTAATTCATCTACAGATGGCCAATTAGATTTAGTAGCAGACACAGAAATACAAATAGCAGCTACAACCATAGATATTAATGGTGCTGTTGCAATGGATGGTGCTATAACTGGTGCTACTAATATTACTTTATCAGGTGAATTAGATGCAGCAACAGGAGATTTTTCTGGTGATGTAGATGTTGATGGTACATTAGAAGCAGATGCTATTACAATTAATGGCACAGCTATTGGTTCAATTTATGGCGCAGTTGCAGGAAGCTCTAGTATTGTTACAACAGGTGCTTTAGACTCTGGATCAATTACTTCAGGATTTGGCAATATTGATACAGGATCATCTACAATTACAACTACAGGATTAATTACTGGTGGTTCATTAGATATTGATGATGTTTTAATTAATGGAACAACAATCGGTCACACAGATGACACAGATTTAATTACATTAGCAAATGGTGTTGCAACAGTTGCAGGAGAAATTTCTGTAACAACTCTAGATATTGGTGGAACAAATGTAACTGCAACAGCAGCAGAAATTAATTTAATAGATGGTGGTACTGCAAGAGGCACGACAGCAGTTGCAGATGGAGATGGCTTACTCGTAAATGATGGTGGCACAATGAGAATGACTAATGTCACAACATTAAAAACATATTTTCAAACAGGTATATCGTCAGCAGCAGATGATATTTCAACAGGAGATGGAGCTGTAACAATTGCAACTTCTTCAGGAAATATTACAATTGATGCACAAGCTGGTGATACTGATATTATATTTAAAGGTACAGATAGTAGTTCAGATATTACTGCATTAACACTAGATATGTCAGCTGCAGGTGAAGCTATATTTAATGCAGGTATAGTTATTGCTGATGCAGGCAATATTGGTTCTGCATCTGATAAAGATGCAATTGCAATATCATCTGGTGGTGTTGTAACTATGAATCAAATACCAGTTTTTAGTGCTGGTATAAATGTATCAGGTGGTAGCATTGCAGGTACACTTTCTACTGCTGCTCAAACAAATATTACTTCATTAGGTACTTTGACTACACTTACTGTTGATAATGTTATTACAAATGGCACAACAATAGGTCATACTGATGACACGGATTTAATTACACTTGCAGACGGAATTGTTACAGTTGCAGGAGAAATTTCTGTAACAACATTAGATATAGGTGGAACTAATGTTACATCGACAGCAGCAGAACTTAATTTACTTGATGGAGTATCAGGATTAGTTCAAGCAGACTTAACAAAATTAGCTGCAGTAGATTCAACAGCAGCAGAACTAAATATAGTTGACGGTGGCACATCAGCTACTTCAACAACAGTTGCAGATGCGGACAGAGTCGTATTAAACGATAATGGTACAATGGTCCAAGTTGCAATGACCGATATTAAAACATACATTGGTGGTGGTACATCATGGCAAGCAGTTAAAACATCAAACTTTACAGCTTCTGCTGGTCAAGGTGTATTTTGTAATACAACAAGTGCAGCGTTTACTTTAACCTTACCTGCTTCACCTTCAATTGGTGATGAAGTTTCATTTGTAGATTACGCAGGAACATTTGATACTAACAATTTAACAATTGGTAGAAACAGTTCTAAAATACACGGAGCAGATGAAGACTTAACTGTGGCCGTAGAAAGAGCAGCAAACACTTTAGTATTTACAGACTCTACTCAAGGTTGGTTGCTGAAGAGTAAATAATGGCTGAATACAAAGATATACACGGCACGGCTGTCCGTAACAGCGCTGGAAATCTAGCAGGTGCTAAAACAGGAGAATTATTTTATGATACTACTAATACAGATTTTAAATATCAATTTCCAAATGTAACTTCAGCTGGAGCTTGGAGGACTGGTAATAGTTTAAACACTGCTAGAACTAACTTAGGATTTGCTGGAATACAAACAGCAGCTTTAGGTTATGGTGGAAGCACACCATCAGCAACATTAGATGAAACAGAATTATATAATGGTTCTAGTTGGACTGAATTAGCAGATTTAAATACTGCAAAAGCTGGACTTGGTTCAGCAGGAACTTCAACATCTGCTTTAAAATTTGGCGGAAGTGGTGCTGTAACAGCAAACGAATCTTGGAATGGTAGTGGTTGGACTGAAGTAGGAGATTTAAATACAGGTAAAACTAGACCTGGAGGAGCTGGTGCTAGTAATACAAATGCATTAGCTTTTGGTGGAGGTGTTCCATCTGGTCCAGAATCTACAGCAACTGTAGAAAAATGGGATGGCTCATCGTGGACAGAAGTTGGTGATCTTAATACATCTAGAGGTAATCTTGGAGGTGCTGGAAAAACAAATACTGAAGCTTTAGCTTTTGGAGGATCATCTAATAATACTGAAAGTTGGAATGGAACTAGTTGGACTGAAGTTTCAGATTTAAATACTAGTAGAAATGATCTTAGTGGATTAGGAACTTATACTTCAGCTTTAGCTATTACAGGTGCACCTGCAAGATCTATAGTAGAACTTTGGAATGGTTCTAGTTGGACAGAAACAACAGATTTAAGTACAGGTAGACAAAATACTGGTACAGCAGGAGCAGATAATACATCAGGGTTAGTTTTTGGAGGATCTGTACCTGCTTCTGATACTGCTAAAGCTGACTCAGAAGAATGGACAGGAGCAGGTTCAGACATTGCAGCTTGGTCTACAGGTGGTAGTTTAAATACTGCAAGACATGAATTAGGATCAGCAGGTACACAAACTTCTGCTTTAGGATTTGGAGGTAATACAGGATCTTTTACAGGAGTAACAGAGGCATATGATGGATCTACGTGGACTGAAGTTGGAGATTTAAATACTGCTAGAGATCTTTTAGCAGGAAGCGGTGCTAGTAATACATCCGCTTTAGCTTTTGGTGGAACCACACCACCAGTTAGTGCATTAACAGAAAATTACAATGGATCTAGTTGGACTGAAGTAGGAGATTTAAATACAGCAGGAAGTGCTCGTGCAGGAGTAGGGGCTACTAATACAGCAGCTTTAGCTGTTGGAGGTAGTGATGGATCTTCTCAATTAGCTAGTAATGAAATATGGAATGGCACAAGTTGGACAGAAGTTGGAGATATAAGTGGTGGTAAAAGATTTATGGCAGGAGCAGGAACAACCACAGCAGGATTAGTATTTGGTGGAAGTCCAGGACCAACAGCTAATACAGAATCATGGAATGGATCTTCTTGGACTGAAGTTAATAATCTAAACACTGCTAGAAATCAATTAGCAGGTCTTGGTACACAAAATTCTGCTTTAGCGTTTGGAGGAGAAGGTCCACCAAATGTGGCAATTACAGAAGATTGGAATGGAAATAATTGGGTTGAAACTTCAGATTTAAATACTGCGGTAAGATTTCAAGGAGGAGCTGGTACAACAACTGCTGGTTTATCTTTTGGTGGAGATAATGGACCAGTAACAGCTAATACTGAAGAATGGGCTGTACCTTCGAAGTCAACTAATGTATTAACAGATTAATAAGGAGGAAACTATGGCAAAAACATATCAATACTGCGTAGCAGAAAACTGGGGAAAAGGATTCATTGATTTTGATGAATCTCATAGAATAACTTTTGTAGGTTATCCCGGTAATGTTTGGCAAGTACCAGCATATAATAAACATGCAAATCTTTGGATTGCTAAAGTTGCTGGAACAGTTAAAACAAAAGATGAAGCTCAAACTATTGTTACAGCACAAGTAGATGCAGCTCAAGATGCTTGGGATGCTAATAATGTTGATGGCGAATCGGCTGATGAAAAAATCGACAGATTAGGTGCAAAGCCCGAAGACATAACATTAGTGGAGTAAATTTAAATGGCAGATTATAAAACCATACATGGCTTTAAGGTAAAATCTTATACCACTGATCCTGATAATATTATTGAAGGACAGGTATGGTATGACAAGACTAATAAAGTATTACAGTTTCAAATACCAAACACAACTTCAACAGGTGCTTGGAGGACTGGTGGTTCTTTAAATACATCAAGAACTCAAGTACAAGGAGCAGGTGCTAATCAAAACGCAGCTTTAGCTTTTGGTGGAGACACGCCACCAGCAACAGCCGTGACAGAAAAATATAATGGTTCTAGTTGGACAGAAGTTTCGGACTTAAATACAGCTAGAAGACAAATACACGGTGCTGGAACATATACAGCCGCTTTAGCTTTTGGTGGAGTTGGTACAGCACAAGACGCTGAAACAGAAACTTGGGATGGTAGTAGTTGGACTGAAGTTGGAGATTTAAATACTGCTAGAAGTGCAGGAGGCGGAACAGGAGCAACTAACACAGCAGCTTTACTTTATGGTGGAACTACGGGAAGTCTTACAGCAGTAAATGAAAAATGGAATGGTTCAACATGGACTGAAGTTGGAGATTTAAATACAGCTAGACAATACATAGCAACAGCAGGAACTAATGCATCTGCATTAGCTGTTGGTGGAAATCCTGCTCCAGGATCAGCTGTAACTGAATCTTGGAATGATACAGCATGGACAGAAATTGCAGAAATGAATGCTACAAGGGAAAGAGCATCTGGTTTTGGTGCATCTAATACCTCTGCTTTAGTATTTGGTGGTTTAGTTCCTGGCAATCCACGGACAGGAGCAACAGAATTATGGAATGGAACTAGTTGGTCAGAGGATGGTGATTTATCAACTGCAAGATCTCTTCTAGGATCAACAAAAGGACCAGTAACTTCTGGATTAGCTTTTGGTGGTGGTACTCCAGATGATACAGCAGCAACAGAAGAATGGCAAGCTGCAGGTTCAAACATTGGAGCTTGGTCTACTAGTGGTGCTTTAAATACTGCTAGATCAATGTTAGGTGGAGCAGGAACACAACCTGCAGCATTAGCTTTTGGAGGTTATACTACAACTTCTGTAGCAAATGCAGAAACATATAATGGTGCAAGTTGGACAGAAGTAGGAGATTTAAATTCTGCAAGACATGAATTTGGTGGTATTGGTAGTCAAACATCTGCATTAGCTTTTGGTGGAGTTGCTAAAGTAGCAATTACAGAATCATGGAATGGATCAGCATGGACAGAAGTAGCAGATTTAAATAGTGGTAGAAAACAATTATCAGGATCAGGAGTAAGTAATACATCTGCTCTAGCAATTGGAGGTAGAATAGATGAACCAAGAGTTGCAGTTGTTGAAACTTGGGATGGATCAAGTTGGACAGAAGTTAGCGACTTAAATACTGCAAGAGGTTCTTTAGCTGGATCAGGAACATCAACATTAGCTTTAGCTATTGGTGGAGATGCACCACCACAAGTTGCAAATGTAGAATCTTGGAATGGTTCTAGTTGGACAGAAGTTTCCGACATAAATACAGCAAGAGAAGATTTAGCTGCATCAAAACAAGATTCAATATCAACTTTAGCTTTTGGTGGAGCATCCCCTGCTAAAGCACTTACAGAAGATTGGAATGGAGCTAGTTGGTCAGAAGTAGCAGATTTAAATACTGCTAGAGATTTATTAGCAGGAGCAGGAGCTACTGGTAATACAGCTGCTTTAGCTTTTGGTGGAGAAACCTCACCAGGAGGAGTATCAAGTTTAACAGAAGATTGGAGTGGAAGTTCTATAGTACTTAAAACAGTAGACACAGATTAATATGGCAAATTACAAAGACATACACGGAACAAATATTGAAACGGTATCATCAGATCCTAGTAATCCTGTTGAGGGACAAGTTTGGTATAACTCAACAGATCAAAAATTAAAAGGTAATAAACTTACAACAGCAGGATCTTGGTCTACTATTACTAGTTTAAATACTGCAAGAGATCAAATAGCTGGTGCGGGAAGCACAACTTCTGCATTAGTTTTTGGAGAAAATTTTGGTGGAGAAACAGAATTATGGAATGGCTCAACCTGGACTGAAAAAAATGATTTAAATACATCAAGAAGAGCAATATCAGGAACTGGTGCTTCAGGCACAGCTGCTTTAGCTTTTGGTGGTGCTCTACCTGCTGCTACTGATGTTACGGAAAGTTTTGACGGAACTAATTGGACTGAAGTTGGAGATTTAAATCAAGCAAGAAGTTTTCCAGGTGGAACTGGAACTAATACAGCAGCTTTATGTTTTGGTGGTTCAACAGGTCCTGGAACTAATCCTCCTATAACTACAGAAAATGAATCTTGGAATGGATCTAGTTGGACTGAAGTTGGAGATATAAATACTGCAAGAAATGCTATGGGGTCTAGTGGAACAACTACCTCTGCATTAATTTTTGGTGGTGGTTTTCCTCACAAAGATGAAGTAGAATCATGGAATGGATCTTCCTGGACTGAAGTTGCAGATTTAAATCAAGTAAGATTAGGACTGGGTGGGTCTGGAGCTAGCAATACAGAAGCAGTAGCTTTCGGAGGACAAGAACCTCCAGCAACAGGCAAAACAGAAGTTTGGAATGGAACATCTTGGACAGAGCAAGGAGACTTAAGTAATGCTAGAGGATATTTAGCATCTACTAAAGTTAGTTACACAGCAGCTTTAGCTATGGGTGGTGGTGATACTACACACGCAGAACAATGGCAAGGAGCAGGTGCAAATAGTCCAGTAGAATTCACCGTATCATAAAACTTGTAATATATTTTAAATAGTATATATAAGATATAACCAATGGAGAAAGACATGAAAAAAGACGTTAAAGATATTATACAAAAAGAAGAAGTACATTTAAATAATTTACTTACTACTGATGATTTATCTGCATTTAAAGGCATGGTCGATGAACTTAGAGATACATGGACCAAGAAACAAATGTTTAGAACAGAAACAGAAGCAAGATTTTCTGTGTTACAAGATAATAGATACCCAACTAAAGCTGCAAAATACTGGCAGTGTGTTAGAGAACAATCTAGTTATCTAGATAATCTTATGACACTATCATTTGATTATAGAAGAAACGAAGCAAAGATTAAATGGTTAGAAGGTAAAGTTGAAAAAGAAAAAGATGAATATAAACAAACTAAATATCAAATAGATTTAGATGAATGTAGATTTGCAAAAGCTTCTATGGAAAAAGTTGCTAAACATAGAATGAGAGAAATTAAAATGTGGTCTAAATTAAAAGGTGAATTTAATGATGGATCATTTAATGACAAAGATGTTAATCAACATCAACTAGAATCATACGGGCTACAATATCATGAAAAAGCAAAAACATTAAATGCTAACTCATCAGAGTCTGAAATATTTAATGTAATGGGACAACTACAGTCTTTACAAAGAATTAAAAAGTCTGGTGAATTAGAAAGTAGTTATACAGAGACAGAAAAACTTACACAACATGGAAAACCAAAAGTTTGATTTTATATTTTTAGGTCAGTCTGTTTTAAAGTATCAAGTACCCTTAGATATTTTTACAACTATTAATCAAATATATGAACAAAATTTTCATAACCTTGCACCAGCTAATCAACAATTAGTAGGTAAAATTGAAAATGAACATTCATTATTTTATAACGGTCAAGACCAAACAAAAATGAAAAATCATAATATGTTTCCTAAAAATGTTATAGATTATTTTATGACTATGTTTAAACACTATTTAGCATTTAATAAAATTAAAGATTATGATACTCATTTAAATTCTATATGGGTTAATGAAATGAAACAACACGAATACAATCCTGCACACATTCATAGGGGAATGTTATTTACAGGTTTATCAAGTGTTATGATTTTAAAATTACCATCAACTTATGGTAAAGAATATTCAGCAGAACAAGTACAACAAAATGGTAGACTACAAATATTAGGTGCAGCTAATGGTCAGTTTGCAAAAATAGATTATCAACCACCAATGGACCTTAGAGATTTTTATGTGTTTCCGTATGATATGAGACATACAGTATATCCATTTAATGGCACTACTGAGACTAGACGAACTCTTGCTGCAAACTGTGATGTAGCATTTGATCCAATTAAAAATAGAGGTGCTACATGATTACTGAACCACGATGGAAATCTTTTATAGTTGAAACAACTGTACCAATTTTTACACCTAGACAATGTCAGATGATTATTAATGCAGGAAGATCAGAACCTAAAAAGGATGCTCAAGTTGGAAATAATAAAGGAATTAAAAGTGGAGTGTTAGATACTAAAACAAGAACTTCACATATTAGTTGGATACCATTTAAAAAAATGAATGATATGTATAAAGACATAGAAAAAATTATGAAACAAACTAATGGCAATCATTTTGGTTTTGATGGAATGGCTATAACTGAAATGGCACAATATACAGAATATCCAGAAGGTGGGTTTTATGATTGGCATGTGGATAATGATGTAAACATGCAGCACGAACCACCGGTTCGAAAAATATCTATGACTTGTTTGTTATCTCCTGAAAATGAATTTGAAGGTGGAGATTTAGAACTTCAAGCCGAAGGTAAAGTTGCAAAAATAAAACAAGGACATGCTGTGTTTTTTGCATCTTTTATAAGACATAGAGTTAAACCAGTTATACGAGGTAATAGAAAATCTTTAGTTATGTGGTTTGGAGGGACACCATTTAAATAATGCACAGAGAATTACATTTTCCAACACCAATTTATATTGCAGATATAAAACATCCAACTCTTAATCAAGAATTAGAGCGAGATATTATAGCTTGGTCTAGACAAGATAAAGGTATAACAAGAACTAATGTACAAGGTTGGCACTCAACCACTAATATGGCAGAGTTACCACAATTTAAAAAATTAGTTGACATGTTATATGAATGCCAAAAAACAGTATATCAACAAGAACATTATGAAAGTGAACCAGTATTAGGTAATATGTGGGCAAACATTAATCCACCAGGTGGAATGAACAGAGCTCATCAACACGCTAATTCATTATGGTCAGGTGTTTATTATATCAAAGCTCCTAAAAATTCTGGACATTTAAAAATAGATGATCCAAGATCAGCTGCTGCTATGTCTAGACCTAGACAAAAAGACGGAAAAAAACCTCCAAGACTATATAGAGAAACACATTACGAACCTATTGCTGGAAGATGTATTATGTTTCCGTCTTGGTTAATGCACTGCGTTGATCCTAATAATTCTAATGATATAAGAATATCAGTGTCATTTAATTTTTTACAAAAAGGTATGTTTGTATGACATTTAATATTAAAAAATATCAAGTAATAAAAAATGCTGTGCCATATGAGTTAGCTAATTTTATATATAATTATTTTATGCTTAAACGTGATGCAGTAAAATGGATGTATGAAAACAATATTATATTTGACAACGGTATGTTTGGTACATGGTCAGACCGACAAGTTCCAAATACATATTCTCATTACGCAGATCCTGTAATGGAAACTTTAATGATGAAGGTGCTACCGATTATGCAACAAGAAACAGGATTACAATTACTACCAACTTATTCTTATGCAAGAATATATAAAAAAGGTGATATATTAAAAAAACATAAAGACAGACCTAGCTGTGAGATATCAACGACTGTTCATTTAGGTGGTGACAAGTGGCCTATATTTATTGATGGTACAGGAGCAAATACAGTTATAGATGAATATAAACAGATACATAAACCCAACGCTCCAAAAGGCACAGAAGTCTTACTTGATGTAGGAGACATGTTAGTATATAGTGGTTGCGAATTAGAACATTGGAGAGAACCTCTAGAAGGTAATACTTGCGCTCAAGTATTTCTTCATTATAACCATGTAAATGGTCCTTTTGCTGAAAAAAATAGGTTTGACAAAAGGCCGATGTTAGGTATTCCACCAATAAGGAATATGTAATACAATGAGGTTATATGTTACAAAAAGTAAAATTTGCACCAGGATTCAATAAACAAGTTACATCAACAGGTGGTGAAGGCCAATGGGTTAATGGTGACAATGTTCGTTTTAGATATGGTAGTCCTGAAAAAATAGGTGGTTGGGCACAATTAGGTTCAATAGAATTAACTGGTCGTAATACTGCTATTCATCATTTTGTAAACGCTAATGGAATTAAGTATGCTGCGTTAGGTACAAACAGAATTTTATACGCATACTCTGGAGGTATTTTTTATGACATACATCCAATTAAATCTACAACAACTTTAACAAACGCTTTTAGTTCAACTAACGGATCAGCAGTTATAACTATTACTTTTGCTTCAGCACACAATATAAATGCCGGTGATATTATATTATTAGATAGTTTTACATCAATTACTAATTCTAATTTTGGATCTGGTGATTTTACAGATATAAAATTTATGGTAACGTCAATTCCAACTGATACTACTTTAACTATTACCATGCCATCTAACGAAGGTGGTTCTGGAGCAAGTACATCAGGCGGTATTAGAGTTAGACATTATTATCCAGTTGGACCCGCAGTTGAGACAGCATCTACAGGTTGGGGTCTTGGATCATGGGGTGGTGTAAAACAAGGACAGTTTACGTCTACATTATCATCATCAATTAATACAAGTGTAACATCTTTAACTATGGCAAGTTCAACATCATTTGCATCATCAGGAACAGTTATTATAGATAATGAATTAATTACATATACATCAAACAGCGGTGGTACATTATCTGGATTAACAAGAGGTGCTAATGGTACAACAGCCGCATCACATTCATCAGGTGCAACTGTAACTGATGCATCTAATTATTTTGCATGGAACGCTGCAGCATCTGGAGATATTGTTACAGCACCAGGTTTATGGTCATTAGATAATTTTGGTAATAAACTTATTGCAACTATATTTGGTGGAGAAACTTTTGAATGGGATTCTGATCCAACAGGTGCAACAGGAACAAGAGCAACAATACTTGCAAATGCACCAACAGCATCATCATTTAGTTTAGTATCATCACCGGACAGGCACTTAATATTTTTTGGAACAGAAACAACTGTTGGCACATCAAGCACAAGAGATGAAATGTTTATAAGATTTTCTGATCAAGAATCTATTAATGAATCAACTTCGTATGCACCATCAGCTATTAATACAGCAGGCACACAAAGACTTGCAGATGGATCTAAAATTGTTGGAGCTATTAGAGGTAGGGATGCAATTTATGTTTGGACCGATACTGCATTATTTATTATGCGTTTTGTTGGTGCACCATTTACATTCTCGTTTCAACAAGTTGGTACAAACTGTGGATTGATTGGTAAGAACGCAGCTGTTGAGGTTGATGGATCTGCATATTGGATGTCAGAAAATGGATTTTTTAGATACACTGGTAAACTAGAATCATTACCGTGTTTAGTTGAAGATCATGTTTACGATGATATTAATACAATTCCAAAACAACATATTAATGCAGGACTTAATAACTTGTTTGGAGAGGTTATGTGGTTTTATCCTAACTCAGGATCTAACACAGTTAATAGAATGGTTTGTTATAATTATCTAGACTCAACACCAGAACGTCCGGTGTGGACTACAGGCACATTAGCAAGAAGTTCGTGGCAAGATTCTGCAGTATTTGGTAAACCTCATGCATCAGAATATGATACAAGTTCTAATGGCACATCTGGTTCTGCAACATACGTGCAAGGAAATACAGATGGTGTTAGCTATTATTATGAACACGAAACAGGACTAGATCAGATACGAGAAGGTGCTACCTCATCTATTACTGCATCAATAGAATCAGGTGACTTTGATATAGGTCAACAAGGATTAGCAGGTGATGGTGAGTTTATGATGAAAATAAGAAGAGTATTACCAGATTTTTTATCACAAACAGGTGATGCAAGAATAACATTAAACCTAAGAGATTTTCCTAATCAAACACAATCTAGTTCTACATTAGGTCCATTTACTATAACATCTAATACAAATAAAATAGATACACGTGCACGTGCTAGATCAATATCTTTAAAAGTTGATAACACAAGCACAAGTCAGTTTTGGAAACTAGGAACATTTAGATTAGATATACAACCAGACGGAAGAAGATAATGGCAAGAATAGTACAATCATTAACACAACCTTTAGAAAACTACGATCAACAAATACAACAATCTTTTGTTAGAGATGTAGATAGTATAGTACAAAAATTAAACACTTCTTTTCAACAAGACTTAAAAGAAGAAGCAGAAGCGGAGGCTTTTTTCTTTGGCTAATTCATTTGTAAACAAAAAAGTAGATTTAACTTCTACATCGGCTACAACATTATATACAGTGCCATCAGCTACAACTGCTGTGATTAAGTCTATATTAGTCTCAGAAGATTCAGGTAATGCGGATACTATAACAGTAACTATTACAAATACAGCTGATGCTATATTTAGTTTATTTAAGACTAAATCGATATCTGCTAATGGGACCACGGAACTATTATCAGCACCTCTTGTATTACAAGAAAGTGAAGTATTAAAAGTAACAGCAGCAACAGCAAATAGGCTACACGTAGTGCTATCTGCATTAGAAATTAAGCCTAGAGAAGTTACAACATAGACTTGATTTACTTGACAAAAACAAGTATTATTAACAACCCCAGGTTAAATTCCTGCTTTTAAAATTAACATAAAAAATTATATGAAAACAGGATTAGAATCACTAGATGTGGGTGCACCAAAAATTACTTATTCAAGTAATGAAGGACCTAAATCACCAAAAGAAATACAAATGACTATGGCTGATCCATTATTAGAAGAAGAATACGAAAAGTATGTATTTGAAATGGAAGAACAAGGACTACAACCAATGTCTTTTGAAGAATTTGAAAGACAAGCTAGATCAGGTATGAATGAAGGTGGAGTTGCTAGAATAGGTTTTAGATTTGGTGGTGGTTATCAAGGTGGAGCTACAAATCAAGGTGGTGCAGGAAGAGACACAGGAGTTGATAGAGGTGGTGCTAGTGATAGAAGAGAACAATATTCTGTTACAAGAACAACTACCCCAAGAACACAACAAGTTTCAGTAGCACCTACAAAAATTGCTGATGATAGAGGAACAACCGAACAAAATTTAAATCAAGCAAGAGCAGTTATTAATGCTCAATTACAACCAACAGCTTTTAATAAATATAAAAACATGATTCCGTATGTAGGACTTGCAAGTAAAATAGGTCTTATACCTGGCAATCAATCTAAATTTGAAAAAGCAATTAAGCTTGGTTTATTAAGAGATCGTCGAAAAGAAGGTCAATATTATGATGATGATATGATTACTCCAGAATTTTTTGATACCAAAGAAGGAGAAAATCTTTTAAGAGATGCTGGTGCTTATCCTGGTTTACCTGAACCACGAGAAAAAGATGACTTTTACATTCCACCAATTCCTGCACCAACCACAACAGGTTTAGATACAACAGATGCAGATGCAGATGCAACAACTACAGCAAGCACATATACACCAGCAACAGACTTTAATGAGTATGATGTAGATCAAGCAAACAAAAATGTTATGGTATCATTAGGAGTTGATCCTAGAATGTTTGCAGCTGATGGTGGTAGAATCGGTTACGCTGGTGGAGGGATCACGGACCTTAGACAAGGATATTTTTTAGGTAAGTTAGTTAAGAAGATTGGTAGAGGAATTAAAAAAGTTGTTAAGTCACCAATAGGTAAAGCTGCGTTGTTAGCTGCACCTTTTGCGTTCCAAAATAAAACAGGAATTGGTAAAATTATTAGAGATGCTTTATTTGGTAAAGTTACTGATTTAGGAATATCCGGATCTAATAGAAACGCAAGAGTTGGTGGTTTATTAAATTTTTTAAAAACAGGTAAAGGTGCTATGACAGGTATCGCTGCATTATCTTCTTTACCATTATTAATGCCACAAAAAGAAGAAAATTTAGATGCACTTGAAGCATCAAGAGCAAATGAATTTAATCCTTTTGATCAATACGGTGGCGTTGCTGGTCTTAGAAGAAGAGCACTAGCAGGTAATTTAGATCCTGCAGAATTTGCATTTATGAGACCAGAATTTTATGCAGCTAATGGTGGATTAGCAGAAAATAGAATGGCTGCATTAAACGAATTATATGGAGTAAATAATGAAGAACAAAAATTATCAATGGGTGGTAGCGCAGGTTTACCTCCAATAACAATGGCATCGGAAGGTACAGATACAGGATCATTTCCTGATGATGAGTCAACAGGTATGGCTCAAGCAACACCAACAATGCCTAATCAAATGCCAATGAGACAACCAATGATGAATCCTATGATGGGTAGAATGAATCCTATGATGGCTAGAGGTATGATGAATCCTATGATGGGTAGAGGTATGCCTATGATGGGTAGAGGTATGCCTATGATGGGTGGTAGAATTGGGTATGCAGGTGGAGGTGAAACACAGTTTGAATTACCATTTGGTAAGCCAGATTTTTTTATTGGAAAAGGAAAAAATAAAAAAGGAATATATAAACAAAAAGACGGCACTAGTTTAGTTGTGCCGATAGGACCAGATAATTTACCTAGTTATGCTCAAGGTGGTAGAATTCCAGCTCAAGAAGGTGGTATAATGATGGCATCAGCTCCAGATCCTATGGATGAAAGAAATACCATGATGGAAAATCTTGCAATGGAATATTATGGCAGACCATTAAAATTATTAAATGAACAAGAGATTATTGAAATAGAAGAAATGATGGACGATATGGATCCATATGGAAGTAAACCAATGGCACGACCAGATAGAGTCATGGCTCAAGAAGGTGGGCTTATGGACATGGGTGGTATGGAAAAAGATTATAGAAACGAAGGTGGGTTTGTACCTATCGGTGGTCAAGAAAGAGCAGATGATGTTCCAGCAAGACTATCAAAAAATGAGTTTGTATTTACTGCAGATGCTGTTAGAAATGCAGGAGGCGGAGATATAGACAAAGGAGCAGAAATCATGGAAAACATGATGGAGAATTTAGAAGCAGGCGGTAAAGTATCAGAGGCGTCACAAGGATTAAAAGGTGCTAGAGAAATGTTTGCAACACAACAAAGACTTGGAGAAGTATTATAATGGCAATAACAGAAACACGAGCATTACCCGCACAGTTTATTGAAGACCTTGGTAAAGATTACGCAACGCAATTAACAGCTGCAACAGCAGCACCACTTGATACAAGTAAGTTTGCACCATCAGTTGCAGGACAAACAGCTTTACAACAAAAAGCAACAGATCTTACAACAGCTGGTCTTGGATCATATCAACCATTTTTAACTGGAGCAGGATCAACAACGCAAGCTGCAGGAGCGGCTCAACAAGGACAGTTTGCACAACAAGGATTAGGTTTAGCACAAACAGGATTAGGAGTTGCAGGACAAGAGTTAACAGGAGCAGGAACAGCTTTAGGTACAGCAGGAACAACAACTGCAGCTGCACAACCTTTTATATCAGCAGCAGGAACAGGATTAGGTCAAGCAGGCACAACACTTGGTGGAGTATCTCCATTTATTAATGTAGCACAAGCAGGATTAGGTATGGCAGGAGCATTAACTGGAACAGGGACAGGGACAGGATTAGGATCTATATCTTCTTATATGTCACCATATCAAACACAAGTTATTGATACGACATTAGCAGAATTTGACAGACAAGCAGCACAAAGACAGCAACAAATTTCTGATGCAGCAGTTGCACTTGGTGGTTTTGGTGGCGGTCGTGAAGGTGTTATGCAATCAGAATATCAAACACAATCAGATAGAAACAGAGCAGCATTACAGGCACAGTTACAAGCACAAGGATTTAGTCAAGCACAAGCTGCAAGACAAGCAGATTTACAAAACCAAGTAGCATTATCACAAGGCCAATTAGGTTTAGGTGCAGCTACATCTGGTTTAGCTCAACAACAAGCTCAATTAGGATTAAACCAATTAGGTTTAGGTCAAGCACAACTTGGTTTAGGTCAAGCTCAAGCAAGTCAAGCAGGACAACAAGCAGGTATGGCAGGACAAAGAGCAGCATTATCCGGAGCGCAACAAAATTTAGCACAAGGTTCACTAGGTCTTGGACAATTCCAAACAGGATTAGGTCAATCTTTACAAGGATTACAAGGAACAGACATTGCAAGAGCGGGTCAGGTGGGCGCCATAAACCAAGCTCAACAACAAGCTGTACTAGGTGCACTACAAGAGCAAAACAGATTAGCTGCATACGAGCCGTTAGAAAGATTAGGTATCTTCGGTCAAGGTGTAACTGGTCTAATGGGAGGATACCCAGCACAATACCAATTTACATCGCAGCCTAATCCATCTCCACTAGCACAAGCTCTTGGAATAGGATCAACATTGGGTGGTATTTACGGTAATGTTATGGGACCAGTAAGAGGAACAACGAGACCATAATGAATAGAACTTTAAGAAGACCAATGTTTAGAATAGGTGGTAGTGCCGAAGGTATTACGTCTGGATTAGATACACCTAAATTAAATGCATCTAGAGAAAATTTTCAAAATGGTAATACTGACATGGAGTCAAGATACAATCGTGCTATGGATTTTATTAAATCTAAACAAACACCTAGAAGAAGTGATCTTAATGATTTTTTAATTAACTTTGGTTTAGATTTAGTATCAAGACCAAGATCCGGTAATATATTTTCACAAGTAGCAACATCAGCAAAAGAACCATTTGCACAGTTTCAAGCAAGCAAAACAGCAACTAGAAGAGCGGACGATGCATTATCACAAGCTTTAGTCGGTGACATTATGCAACAAATGTCAGAAGAAGAAATAGCTAGAATTAAAAGTAAAGGTGATCAAGATGATTTTATGTTTGAAAGACAACAAAAAGCATATACAAAATTAATAGCAGAACAAAGAATATTAGAAAAAGAATTAGAAAAAGCAGGAAAATTTGTAGGCCCTGCAGAAAAAGGTGCACCACAAATTCCACCAGATCAAACAAAAATTGAAAGTATAGAAAAACAATTAGAAGACAATGCAAAATTACAAGCACTGTATACAGGAGCAGAAGATGATCCTGTTAGAAAAGCCATATTACAAGCAATACCTCAAGGAACTGCTACTTGGGAAGATTTAATTACATACGATCAAACAGGTAAATTACCATTAGATGATGAGTCATTTGCAAAAGGTGGTAGAGTAGGATTACAGATGGGTGGACAACCTATGCCTGAAACAATGCCCACGGACCAAGAACCTGTGCAAGCTAGTCCAGTACAAGATTTAACTTTTGAAGAACTAAGAGCAAGATTACCACAAACCATAACAGATGATATTGTAACATTAATTGCAAGCAGCGAGCAAGCATTGACTGATTTTGCAAATATACAAACACAACAAGATGTTAATGCATTTAACCAAAAGTATGAGGTAAATCTGCAGTTACCAGCGGAGGCGTAATGGCTTCTAACGAACCGTTTAAAAAGAAAAAAGTAAAATACAACGTTGATCAAAGCACCGTTGATAAAATTTTAAAAAAAAGATTTAGCACAGAAAAAAAACCTACAAGATTTATTTTAAAAAGTTTTTTACAACTTGGTCCAGAATTAAATCCATTTATTTCAAAAGAATTAAAAGAAAAATATGAAAAACTTACTGAAAACCCTTCCGAAAAAAATTACATAGATTTTTTTGCAGACCTTGATAAAGGTGGAGCAGCTGGTTTACAAAAATTAGGTTATTCAATAGCTGATCTTGCAACGGCTGGTTTTGATTTAACATTCGGTAGAATAGGAGACAACACTAATTTTAATGAACAGATTAATGAAGCCTATGAAAAAAATAAATTAGAATCACCAGAAACTTTAACAGGTAAAATAATTGAAGTGTTAACTCAATACGGTATTCCTAGTTCTGTTGGTTTTAAAGTTACAAATAGACTTAGAAAATTGTCTATGGTGCAAAAAGCAAAAGCAGCAAGTGCTGTAGCAATAGGCACAACAGCTACAAATATAGCATCAAAATCTGGCTATATGGCAAGTGCATTTGCTATTACAGATTTTTTAGGTACAGAACCTGATAGAGAAAACATGGTTTTAAAAGAACAAGACACAGAAGGGTTGTCAGGTACAGCTTTAGCAGCAGCTAGATTTAAAAATAGATTAAGATTTGGTGCTGAAGGTGCAGCTATTGGTGCAGGGTTTAGTTTGTTAGGTAAACCTGCATCTCTTGGATTAAAATATGGTATTATGAAACCATTAGGCATAGGATTAAAATATGGTGTTGGTCCTGTTGTATCTGGTGCATCTTACCTATTAGCAAAAGACCCAATAGTTATACCAACTATATCAAAAGCATTAAAAAATGGTACACAATATAGTTTAGAAAGAATTATTGCACCTGCACTTGTTGGAAAAACACCTATTAAAACACAACTACCTGAGTTTAATAAATGGAGAATGTTTTCTGTAAACTCTGATGATCCTTTAAAACAAAGGTTAAAAAAATTAGATAATTTTTTAGCTGCATTTAGATCTGTAGGTAAAAACACAGCACAGCAGTTTACATTATCAACACGAGCAGCTAGAGAAATAAAAGGAAGATCTAGAACTATAGAAAAATATTTAGAATCTATTGAAAAACGAGCTTATGATCTAGCTAAAGCAAACAAAGATTTATACAACACAAAAACAACATCTCCATCAAGTCAAAAACATTATTTAGATCAAACATTAAGTTATCTACAAGGTAAAACAAGATTAAATCAATTACCTAGTTTATTACAAGATAGTGCTAAAAATTTAAATACAGAATTATTACAAATTAAAAAAGCTTTTGCTGGTATGTTGCCAGATAGTGAACTTAAAAAATACATGTTACAAAATCTTAGCACTTATATGCGTAAATCTTTTTCTATATTTACAGACCCGACATACAAACCAGATAAAAAAGTATTTGATGGTGCTGTAGATTACATGGTTAATCTTGTAAAAAATAATAGAGATTTAAGAAAAGCAGCTTTAGATGAACCTGCATTTAAATCTTTTAAACCAGAGGTTAGAATAAAAAAAAATGCTGAACAATTAGTTAAAAAAATATTACAAGATGGTAAAACTAATAATGGTGATCCTTTAGATTTTTTACAAAGAGTTTCTAAAAAACAATTAAGATTAAAAGATATTATAAGAACAGGAGAAGAATTACCTGATGCAATTAAAAAATTATTAGGTGAAGAAAATAATTTAAAAGCATCTGTATTTACTACAACTTCACATGCAATAACACAGTCAACAAATAAAAAATTAATGGATCGTGTTGCTGCTTTAGGTATAAAAGAAGGTTGGTTGTTTAAAGATGAAGCAAGAGCAAACGCACGAGGTATATTAGATGCACAAAAAATAGGTAATGTACCGGGTTTAGGTTTTTTATCATCTAGATTATCAAAACTACATGCATCAAATGATATTGTACAAGCATTTAGAGGAACACCTGGTAAACTAGATGAGCTTATACAAAGTAATGCATACAGAGCAATACTACAATTAAAAGTAGCTACACAGTTTGGTAAAACAGTATTATCTCCCGCAACACAAGTTAGAAACGTTACATCAGCAAGTTTATTTCCATTAGCAAATGGACACATAGGTGGCGGTGCATCTGTTACTGAAGCATTTAGAATGACATTAGATGATATATTTGGTGCAGGAAAAGTTTTAGATGAAAAAGTATTAATTGATAAGATAGAAGATAAAATTAGAAGAGGGGTGTTGGATGAAAACATTGTAGCATCAGAGCTTGGAGCCGTTCTTAAAGACATTAAAAAAGGATCTGTAAACTCATTAGATGGTTTATATCTTAAATTAACAAACGGTAAATTTATGAAAGGAGCAACACGTATCTATGCTGGTGGTGACAACGTTTGGAAATGGTTTGGTGATGAGTATGTGCAATCACAATTAAAAAATACATACAAAGATTTAAATGCAATTAAAAAATGGTTTCCTGAAATACAAGGACAAAACTATATTGCAAGAGATTTATTTACTAATAAATTAAAAACATATGATGATGCGATAAAAGAAGCTGCAGCGTGGTATATTAGAAATACATATCCAACATACAGTAAAGTTCCAGAAGCAATTAAAGCAATAAGAAAATTACCATTTGGTAATTTCGTATCGTTTCCTGCAGAAATGATGAGAACAACATTTAATATTATGAATGTAGCAGCAAAAGAAATATCATCTAGTAATCCTCTTTTAAGACAAATAGGATATAGAAGAATGATAGGTGCTTATACTGTTTTAGGTGGCGCAGGAACAGCGGCTGTTAACATTGCATCAGAGTTATCTGGTGTAACTATGGAAGAACTACAAGCATATAAAAATTCTTTTGCAGCAGATTGGAATAAAAATTCTATATTATTACCAATTGATAAATGGAAAAAAGGTCAAGGAAAAGCAATTAA